CCGCTAAAATCCAAACCCTAGTCCAAAAGGACATCGCCAAGTTTAACAGCAAATAACCATGCCCGCCTCCATCCGTCACATCGTCGAGTCTACGCTCGCGACCTACCTCTCGACCCAGACTGGGCTAACCACGGTGTCCTTCCTCACGGGAGACAACGCCGCGACCCAGACCCTGCCCAAGGCCGTCGTCCTTTGCGACTCGGCCCGACCCCCTGCCAGCCTCCCTGAAGGCGAGGGGAACTACGACTGTTCGGTCCGCATCACCCTATTCTCCAACGCCGACGATACGACCCTAGCCGATCACCGCACCCGGTGTGCCGCCCTGGTCGGTAATATGCGTGACCTAGTCAGTATTAAGGCCGCCTTTGTCTCGGGCGGGGACGCGACTTGCTACGACGTGGGCATCGTTTCCGAGGACGAGGGGATTGACGAACGCAGCTGGGCGACCTCTTTTGCCTTCTCGGTCATGACCTGTCTCGCCCCGTAAGGTTTCCACTAACTGCAAAAGTAACCATGTGCGCCGCTGTCTCGACCGGAACTTCCTGCAAGTTTGGCATTGAAGATACCTCCATTGGAGAACTTTTCGTGCAGTCCTATTCGGTCAACTCCACTTTTAACCTATCTGGCTTAGTGGCTGACGAGGCTGGCCTGACTGTAACGGCCCGCTATGACGACCGAAAGACCGAGCTGACCGTTGACGGCATCTGCATCACGACAGGTATGCCTGTCCTCGGAGCCATTCTTTCTTTTACGCTTAACGTCGATACCGCCTACCCAGCAGGGACTGCGGCTGAACAATTTGAAGGCAATATTACGGCTATTACCCAGAAGGGCACTAACAAGGATTTTACCTCTGTTTCAATTACGGCCGTTAGTTACGAAGGCGTTGACCCTTCTCCTTCTCCTCCTCCTTAATTGACCCAGCCCCAAGTAGGGGCATAGTCACGGCGTGGACCCTCGCTTCCTGAACGCCTACATCGACCCGGCTCCCTTTAAGTTGCTGGGTCGTTCGCTTTATCCGTGGTGCCTCAAGTACCGCGTGCGACTAATGGCGTTTAACTCCCCGCTGATCACGGGCGACCTCGGCATAACTCCCGCCGACCTTATCTTTGCCTGTAAGGTGTGCGCCGAGGAAAGGCTTGGGGAGGTCGGCCTAATCGACAAGGCCCGCATCTCGTACCTTAACAACCATCCCAAGAAGTTTGAGGCTCTGCTCAACGCCTTTGCCGGCTATATCCTTATCCACGACTGGCCGAAGTTCTGGGAGCAGGATAAGTCTAAGAGCGGTGAGACTACGGGAGTCCCTTGGCCTCTGGCTATCGTCGCCAACCTGATCGCGTCGGGCATCCCAGAGCAGCGGGCTTGGGAGATGCCGGAGTGTCAGGCCATCTGGCTTAACTCCGCCCTAGCCATCCGTAAGGGGGCTGAGGTCAAGATTATGACCCCAGAGGAAGAGGCCTTTATGGAGGCCCATCGGGCTATGGCTGCTTCCACTTCGGCAAAGGAGAAGACCGACTAACATGGCTCAATCCCTAGAAGTAAATATTAAGGCTACCTCTGAAATCCCTCAGGCGATGGACAAGGCTAAGGCCGCTGTCGTTGGATTTGATAAACAGGTCGAAGGCATTGGCAAGAAGTTCGGGAGTTCGTTTAAGGACATCTTTCTGTCCTTCCTTGGACCGATGGCAATCCTGTCTGGCGTGTTGGCCTTCATCGGTAAGGCCATTGCCGACAACCAGAAGAAGAGTGATGACGCCCATCAAGCAGCCATCAATAACACTAACGAGCTGATGTCACTTCAAGACAAGTTTTACGAGAATAAGCGAAACAACGAAAAGAAGTCTAAGGAAAAAGTAGAAGAGGCAAAGACTACCCGCGAAGACGTTACAGAGGAGTTTCTTCGTAGCGACCCTAGAGGTCAAAAAATGGTTGCTCCTGCCCCCGGTCCCGCTGCTTCTTTTAACAAAGGGGCAAATGAACTTATCAAGGCTGTCACACTGGGAGGAGACGTGCAAGCAATCGCAGACGCCGCTAAACGAAAACTAATGTCTCAGGACAAGGCAGTCCAAGACCAAGTCCAAGCCTTGATTGCTGAGGACATTAAAAAGAACCCTGCAGCTGTCACCGTTGCTCCCACCGGCCCGACATCATTCAAGACCCCCGAAGGCTTTGGCAACGTCGTCGGCGTCGGCGCTAACCCTGTCATCGAGGCTATGACCATGCAACTCGAAGAGTCCCGCAAGCAGACCGCACTCCTTGAAAACATCAGCCGCGGAAGCGGTGGCGGTGTGCCCGTAGACTTCACTAAATCCCCAATCCCATCCCGTGGCTCTATGCTCGCGGGCGGCAAATAATCTAAACCAATGGCTATCGTAATTGTCGGAAACGACCTTGTTAATCCCGTTCTCCAATCCGGCTGGACAGTCGTCGCTGACGGCTTCGGCCTTAACACTTCTGTCAGCGTCTACAAGGGCGACACGACTACAGAAATCGACACGTTCCTAGTCAAGGGGACCCCCCACCCAGACCCTGCTTATACCTACCTTAAACTCGACAAGTGGCGCATCAGCTGGGACTCACTAGACGTTTGCACGATCACGGTGGACTACGTCGGTATCGACCCGGGGTCTGGCGAAGGACCAGGAGCAACCTTTACTACGCCGAACATCTCTGGTGCTAACGGCCTGACCAGCGAGCCCCTTACCTCGCACCCTAACTTCTTTACAAATCCCGCAGCGGCTGGCTTTACGGGCACACTTGCAGGGCCAGGGCCTTACGCCCTCAGCCCGCTTGGTCCAATCGTTAACTCTAAGACCACGCCAACAAAACCACAGCAGTCCTATATCGGTGCTAACGGCGCTTGCTTTGAGTCTCAGAACGGCGGGCGTTTCATTGGCTTTGTTGACCCTGCAACTCCTAGCCTTTACGGTAAGACCAACTACCTTGCCACGACGACGACCTATTCTGGCGTTATGTATAGTTCAGTGATTGGTAACGTTCAGTCAATGCTGGCTCTTCTTAATTCAGCATCATCGACGGCAACGTGGGGCGTTTTCCCCCTGCTACCAGCGTGGGCTCCAACTGGAACTGTAGTTGGCGTAGGCCACGTCAACCTCCTGTCTCAAGTTAACGTAGAAGAGTTTGGCTCCCTCTACAAAATCAATTACGAAATCCGTTACTCAAAGACGGGATGGTCTGCCCGAGTCTATAGTAATATCGCTGTCGGCCCATGAGCATCCAACCAGGAGTAGGGTTTAACTTTAAGTCGTCTAACCACGGTATCACGTTAGACATAGACCCGGTGTGGTCGAACATGGTAAACACCCCGCCCGACAAAACCCCAGACGGGGACGGGGATGTTATCGTCGATACCGACAACAAGTTCATGTTCTCAAAGATGCGGGTCATCTGTCGCACGGCTAATACAAGTGATGACCCAGTAAGTTCTTGCCTGCGCGAGTATAACCTAATCAATATGGCGGTCTATCCGACTGGCTCAAAGACGGCAGCAACCGAGCCTAATACAGACCTCATTGACGATGGGGCGACGTTCACTCTTGTCCCGCCAGTAGCCCCGGCCACGACCAAGCAGTATGTCTTTAGCGTCATCCTTAACCACTACAACATCGCAAGCGGTACGCTCTCGGCTGGCGTCCCTTACGCGGCCTTGATGGAAGTCGATGGGGATGCATACGTCAAAACAACCCCATTTGAGTTTGAGGCTGCGTGCGACTATCAGGAGTTCTTTCAAATCTCGCGGGTGTCCTTGTTAAGCATCCCGAGCAACAGCGACCCGACAGACCCAGACTTAAACACAGACTTTTGGGTAACGCACGCAGACACGATTGATACGGAGACCTTTACTCCGATGCCTTACAAGCTGAAGAACTACAACTGCCAGCGCCTAAGGATTGCGACTATTGCTTGGGACAGCATCAACATTAAGTGGGTAGTCACCCAGCACCTAGCCGGCCCGATTACAATCCCCTACAATATCTTTAACGGAGGGACGTACGAAATCAAAACCTCTGACACCGACCCAACTTGGTTCACTACCCCAAAGAATGAAACCGAGCAACAAGACTGGGAAGGTGCCTATACAGGCTCGACCAAGTGGGATGGCACCGGCACAAACCCGACCCAGTCCATCTCGGTCTGACCCCCTTCCACTTCCCGCATCAATAAGACGCCATGACCTGCTCGACCTCAGTCACTTTTAAGCGCGGCACGACCTTCGCGGCGACCGTCACATATACCCCCGAGGCGGGCGGTCCGGCTAACTTGCTGACGACCACGGTGACCTCTTCGGTCATCGACTACTCTGGGGCGGTCTATCCCCTGACGATCACGATGGCGGGTAACGGCCTGTCCTTTGTGGCGGCCTACACCCCGACCGACGCTTGGACCCTAGGCGGGGCACGCTGGGACATCCGCTTTGCTTACTCGACCACGGTCTTCTACTCGGAGACCATGCGCCTTAACATCATCGACCAAGTCACCGCTTAACCCATGTCTATTACCATCTCTTCCGAGGTTCTTGGGACGCTCTCGGTCACGGTGGCTGAGACGACTGGGGTGCTGTCGGTCTCTGTCCTAGCGACGGCTCCGGCTGTCCTGTCGATGGAACTGGGTACGCCCGGCCCTTCGCCGACGATCACGGTCGGGACGACGACGACCCTTGCTCCTGGTTCGCCGGCTACGGTGACGGACACGGGCACGGCTCTCGCGGCGTCCTTCGACTTCGGAATTCCCGCTGGCCAGACTGGGGCCACGGGGGCTACTGGGGCTACTGGGGCCACGGGGGCGGGCGTTGCAGCTGGCGGGACTACGGGGCAGGCACTAGTCAAGGCGAGCGGGGCTAATTACGATACTACCTGGTCAACCATTGTATCCGGTGACCGTTACCTGACGACCTCGACCACGAGCAACAGCGTAAGCAACGGGAACAAGACCTTTACGATTGGCACGGGTCTCTCGTACACGCCGACCCAAAACCTTACCATCTCGTTTGACGCGTCGAACCATATGCACGGCGAGGTGCTGACGTACAACTCGGGCACGGGTGTGCTGACGGTGGACATTAACCACCACACGGGCTCAGGCACCTATACCTCTTGGGTCGTCAATGTAGGCGGCGTTACCCCTGCGACTTCGGTGGCTTGGGGCGACATCACCGGCACGCTATCCACGCAGACCGACCTCCAGACCGCGCTTGACCTCAAGGCACCGCTGGCCAGCCCTGCGCTGACTGGGAATGTCACAATCACGACTAACTCGGCATCGCCCGCCCTTATCATTGTCCAAGACGGCGCGGGAGATGTAGTTCAGTTTAAGGATGTATCCTCCGATACGACCTATTCGTTTATTAACGCATCGGGTAAGGTTAACACGATTGCGTCCACTACGGCTAATGCTGGTTTAAGCATTGCGCATGGCGTTGCCCCAACCTCTCCCGTAAACGGAGACATTTGGACAACTACTAATGGAGTGTTTATTCGGGTTAACAGTACAACCCAGCAAATGGCATCGTTGTCTTATGCCGCGCCATTAGCATCGCCTCTTTTTACTGGCGATCCTAGGGCACCGACCCCATCAACAGGAGACAGCGACACCTCGATTGCGACAACGGCCTTCGTCAAAAACCAGTTATACCTTACAGCCGCAGATGCGGTAACTACCTATTACCCGCTCTCCGGTAACCCTTCGGGCTTTCTTACTTCGGCACCTGTCACTTCGGTTGCGGGCTACACCGGGGCGGTGACGCTGGCAAATACCGACATCAGCGGGTTCGGAACTTTGTCAGTTGTTAACGACGCACCGATTGACGGCTCAACCTACGGACGCAATAACGGCGCGTGGGCTGTTGTCAGCGGTGGCGGTGGCCTTACCATTAGCACTCTCTCTAATGCGGCAACCTCAACGCTCGCCGCCGCCGTCCCGACTGCTGGGCAGGCTTTGACCTATGACGGCACCGACCTTATCTGGGCAACCGTTAGCGGGTCAGCCGCATGGGGTGCGATCACCGGGACGCTTTCGACTCAAACGGATTTGCAGGGCGAACTAGACCTCAAGGCAAACCTTGCGGCTCCGTCATTTACTGGTGGCATCACGGTGGACGCTACTGGAATTACCTTCAG